CTTGTGGTGCCATTTTGTCCTGTTTTTGCGCCTGTTGGACAGCAGAGCGCAATCTTGGGCTTATTTTCAACCCTAATGCTGGAGCGCCGACGAACTGCGCCAGATCGCCTGCAACGACCTCCAGAGCGAGCGGATTGATAAATTTATATTTTAATGGTATCTGGCGTGGTCTAGTTTTTATTCTTTCAATTTTAACTTCATTTTCCTTACCAGTGCCCTTTTTCCAAGTTCTTTCTTGATAACTAGATACAGGACCATAACTTTTTTTGGCAATCACTTGACCACATCTATACAAACTATTTAAGAATCTTTCTGATCTTTCAGCACCACTAATTTTTTCCCACCATGTATTATAAAATCTTTGAACATTAGGGTTTGGATGTTGTAATCTTATTCCTTGTGCTCCAAAATCACCCATAAGATCTATAACATTTTTAACTAAACCAACTTTTTTGTATGCAGTCATACACATTGCAATGATATCTTCTTTACGTAATGGTACTGCTGAAGAAGGTCGGAAATAGTCATAATCTTGTGGGCTATAGTCGCTTTTTACCGATATATTGGTATCATGGTTCAAAAATGTTCGACCTACAGCAGTAGCACGACCACGCTGTATCACCGGATCTTCGTTTTGTTCGTCTATTTCTGTACCATAAGAAGCAAATGCTTTATCACCTGTCCAAAATAGTGGTTTTTTAGTACTCATTATATAATCCTATTGTAATTGAATTGTAATGGTATTACATATTATTATACACCATTTTTAATCATATAATCCTGATAATCCTCGTGCCATCCAATCTGCACCAACATAATCTCGCTTATCCCCGCCTGCTTTGGCTGCGCCAGCAAAACCACCAACAGCCGTAACAAAATATTTCTCAGGATTGCGAGCCATTTGGCGTGATACCATGTTTGCCATAACAAGCGCAGAATATCTGTCCTTTCTTAGTCGGCCCTTTTTGTTTCCTGGTAATTTGATTTCAGGTGTATCCCATCTATCTCTACCAGTTAATGTCTGTGTAATAATAATAGTAGATAATTCATTCTTCAGTTCTTCTATTTCCATCAAACAGTCTTCTAATGTATCATAAAGCCTGTTTCCTTGCTCATCTGCAATTTTAGCCAATCCTAAACTAACACTATCAAAAAATGGAAATATACACGCTTTGTCTTCAAAATCTTTACGAAGACCGTGGTTTGCCTCAGAAGTCCAGTCAGAACTTGAAAAATTAATCATCTCAATAATATGTAGTCCTGGCTCACCATCTGTGTCTGGATTTGGTTTTTCATAATCTATAATAGGCCAAATTTGAACTTCGCCTTCTTCAACATTAATCTTATCAAGATCATGTAGAGCTTCGCGTATTGCCACTCCACCACCTTGTGAATCCATAGCTATTCGTTCACATGGAAAGATTTTCATTAAATCTCTAATTTTTCGCGCACAATATGAATAGAAATCTGTTTCTTTAGTCAAACCAGCTTTTATACGCTCCTTATGTTCCCTAATATTTGTGCTCCATGCATATACAATTCGTCTATGGTCACTATAATGTTCTAAAATTACAATTGAAAAGTTATCTATTTCAGATGCCGGATCAATACCATATACATATTTTTTATTAACCTGTCCACGCAGCGTTGCTGTAAAATTGACTTTACCACTTGGCAGCTCAATCTCATTATCATTTTTTAATACACAAGACTCAATTAGACTTCGTTTAAAAAATCCATTAGAGTCATTTGAAAAACAAGCACCAAACTCCATTAGATAAATGCCAGAATGAACGGTAAGTCTAGAACGATTGACCATTGCTTCATCCATAAAGCCTTTTGGTATTAGTTCAAATGGAAGTCGTATAATAGAGTAATCTCTCCAGTCAAAATCTTCTGGTACACCTTCTTCATCATCACCAAAAATAGATTCTAGTTTGTGTTGATCCCCTCTGCTTCTTATTATACTACGCCAACGCTTCCAATATTCTCCGAAGTGATTAAAATCATAATATGCTGTACCACTAAGAATAATTTGGTTATCTAATCTTACATTAAGATCATCAGGTGGATCTAGTGCAAACTTGTCTGCCCATTTGCGTGCTGCTCTATCTCGTACTGAATCTATAGGACTAGACTTAACAGCAGCAAAACCAGAAATAACATTTTCAAATATTTCTTTAGTTTGTGCTGCAAATTCATCAGCAATAATATCATTAGCGCGCTGACCACGAATACGGCTACCATCACCAATAGGCAATGCCATTGCTACACTATCACCAATATGAAAGCGAAACATGTCTGGTTCATGACGCGGGCCTGCGCTTTGTCCACACAGATCCCGAAACCGGGGTGCATTATACCATATGCTTTCCATGTAATTGAAGATGACCTTCGATTGACGAAAAGCTGCACCTACTATGATTATTTTTCTTTCTGATAATAAGAGAATACGCAATAATGAATAAAGTGCCAGCATAAATGATTTTCCAAAACCACGGCTTGCTATAAGCATAGGAAAACGTCGGTTCCACATTTCAGCCAGCATGATAGCCTGGACAGGAAGAAGTTGAACGCCCAGAATTTCTTTGCATATAAAAGAAAAATACTCTGGTCTTTGCATCAACCAGAGTACATATTTGTGTGGATCTTCTTCGAACTCTATAGGTATGTGATCTAATGGATTGAATAGTGTGCTTTCATCAACATCAATTCCCAACCAGGCATTATCCATAACTCGTTGGTAGTTCGGAGGAATCTTGTTACTTTTCACCTTCTAAAGCCTTTTTAAATAGTTGCATCGCCTTTTCCTGAGCATCACGACGACAGGCACAAAAAATAAATTCTACTTGGTATTCCTCCGACAAGCGCGCAACCTGTCGCCCAAGAAACTTCCCTTTCGCACGTATTTTACGTTGCACGCGCATGGGTAAACCAGACCCTTTAGGAAACATAAGCAACTTCTCATACGAGAATTCACATAAGACATATCTGTGTTTGTAGGATTGCATACGCGACATCTCATTTTCAAAACGCTCTATATACATCCCTAAGTTATTTGCTAATTCAGCCGGTTTCTTTTTTCTATCTATTGTTATTAAATTTTCATTATCTTTAAGTACATAGTCACCCGCATTTACTGTTTCTATTATCTGTCCCTTGCAGTCGCTAAAGGCGCTGAAGTTCCACGGTTCTTTTTCGCGCGTGTCTTGTACAATAATCACAATGTTATCTTCCCCAAAATTCCGTGTTGACAGTTGGCTAACAAAACTAAAAACTGTCCACTGTTTACACTACCGCCGTAATGAGTATAATAAGAAACAACATTGTCATATTCGTTAGTTATGACTTTTAAGCCACAGAAGTATTCCATGTTTTGAAACCGTGCCCATTCAGGTATATACATATTCGTGAGACGGCCTGTTTTCAACTCAACGGCGCGATCTAACAAAAAGCCCACAAATGTCGGCGTGAATTTGTTAGCTAGAAGCAAATAGGAGGGGCTTGATGTGATTTCCCTCATCATATTATCCATATACTTACTCATCAATATACCTTCCTAATAGTTATTATATAACCATCTGATATTTCCATACATTCTATCTCACCCATAGTTTCCTTATTGTTAACTACCACGGAGGTAGAAAGTTCATCTACAGTAAGATGCTCGGTGTGGAACACACGAACATTGTCGGACTCTAAATCCATGTCCAACTGTAGCCTTCTAATTCTCATGTAATCTTATTCTTCTTTTTGGGTCTGCATATTCGCAGTCTGGATAATGTTCCTCAACCCATATCCAATGTTCTTCCATTGCAGGGCATAAGCCTGGATAACATATTTTATAGGGCGGTCGAAAAGAACAATGACAGCCAGGGCCTTGTTCCAAATTGAAATTAGTAGTTATTTTAGTTACTTTAGTATTAGTGGGTTGTACCCCGTTTATTGTTATTTTACTAACATTTGGGTTGGAAAAATCTTTCATAATACACTTCCTAATAATACTGCATTTTCAGTTCCAGTTGCTACTACTAAATAGCGGTGTTTTTCCTTATCTGACCATGCCAATGATCCTTTTAGCTCACGGATAAAATAGTCCCACAAAAAACCGCCGTGATTTAAATCTTTCCATCTTACAATTTCTAAACCAGACCGCCATGGTAAGTCTCCAACATAAATTGAATGTGGTACATGTATATGTGTAAGTCTAGAAATAGTATCT